AACGAAATCCTCTTTGTTAAGCTGTTCGCCCTTTTCCATCTTGTTCCAAATTTCTACATACTCTTTTTTCCATGTAGTTGGGCGTTTTACTTCTTCAGCCACAGCAGGAACTTGTCCCACGCTGTCAGGTTCTTCAACGGTATCTGTTTCGCTATCGACTTCTGCGCTGGCTTCCTTGGCTTTGAAGCGACCTTTTTCGTCACGGTCAGGACTTTCTTCGCTACTTTCTTCACTGCTCTCGGCTTCGATTGGATCGTCATTTACTTCAATCTCCTTTTCAATAGGTGCTTCAAGTGTGCCTTCTTCGGCTTGCTCTAGTGCGGCTTCCAGTAACTCTCTGCGGTCATCTGACATGGTTTTCCCTATCTATAGTTAAGTTTTGAATATGCTATTTCAGCAATCTGCCGTTTACGGGCTTCTTGGTCTTTACGGCTAAATTCATGGGTTTTCTGCTGTGTAGGCACATCATTGCCGATTTCGACACAGTTATTGCGCTTTAGGTTCTCACGGTGCTTAGAACGGCTAGATACCCATGTACCGTCTGCCATGCTTATGTGACCCTCTATGTCAGGTATCACCGTTGGGGCTTCCTTGGGTGTCATCTCCAGCTTTGCTTGCCATGCGCTGTCAGCTTCCTCGCCCTCAAAAGGTAGATTCCAGTAGGATAGGTACTTTTCACGGTCATCAAACTTGCTTTGGTCATATTCTTCGTGATCGACCTTGCAATGCGGGCATTTAACGGTGACTTTGACTAAAGCCATTACATTCTCCTTATAATGTCAGGTAATTGGTCGTATTCTTCGGGTCTAAGTAGGCAAACGCTGTCATACCAGCGAGCATTCTTCCACCGCCAACAGACAAATTCCTCTTTAGGTAGCAAAACCACGCATTTAACGCCTAATGCGCCAGCTAAATGCGCTGTTCCTGTGTCTACGGTCACAATTCCCTTCATCGCCTTCATATGCGAGGCGGTTTGCACCCAGTTTTTCTTCCATCCATCGTCAGGCAGGGGGTGAAATAGCCCATCGGAGTTAGGATTTAGGCTATATGCGTCATCACCGACCAGTTCTGCCATGTGTCGGTAGTCAATTGACTTAATGTAGTACAGGGTTTGCTTGCTTGCTTCCCAATTTACCCCAATCTTGGGCGGGATATTGCTAGGCAGGGCGTGTAAATAGCCTTCTGAACCCACAATCTTCTTACGGGTCACGGGGAACATAGCTTTGACTAGCGGGTGGGATAACGAAATATAGTACGGGAGCGACATTGACCCGATCCAGTAGTCTGATTCGATAGCCGCACCCTCTGTCAAGTCATTACTAAACACATCTACGCTGTGTAATTGACCTAAAAGATGGTGAAGTGTGCCTTCCTGTAGGACTACGACCTGCTTTGCGCCTAACGCTTTTAGGGCAGGTAGGAATCGGGCAAACATAAGAATGTCACCAAACCCTTGCTCCATCTGTACGGTGATGGATTTATTGATTAATGGTTCGCCTCTCCATACGGGCATCTTTAACGCTGGTGCGTATGGCTGGGCTTGCTTGGCAATAATCTCAGGATGCCAGCGGTATTCAAATAACCTAAAACCTGACTCGTATCTGCCAGCGTGTAGGTGTTCGTAAGCTAATTTATATTGTGCGTCTGCACTTACAGAAGTAGTAATAATGCCGCCTCATCGTCAAGTTCCTCTTGGCGTTTGGCTTCCATTACTCGCAATTGCTCTTGAATAAGATATTGCTGGTGTCTGTAAGCTACTGCCTCAAGGATGTTATCCCGTTGTCTTTCAAGGTAGCTTATAGACCGCTGTAAATCTAGTGTATCGTCTGACGGTATATCAGCCTTAACCTCTTGTTTAGATTTTACTTTAGCTTTCTTAACTTTTGCAACAGGCGTTGGATCAATTTGTTCCTTAAACGCTTGCTTGCGTTCTGCTTTAGCGTCTTTGGTTGCTTGATCTAGTTTGCGCTGTCTTTCCGCTATCTTTGCGGATAGCTTGCGTAATCTCTTTAAATCATCCTCTGTCCATGCGTCATCTCCACCTACCTTGGCATTGTCAGGTGGCGGTGGTGTGTAAATTTGGAATGCGTTATTTTGAAACGCATTAGCTTGAAAAGCGGTAGCAAAACTCACAGAACTACCCAGCGTGACCCACTAGAAACTGTGACTGTTACGCCAGCCGATAAGGTTACTGGGCCTGATGACATAGCGTTATCCGTTGCTGGAATCGTAAAGCTAGTGCCGATGGTCTTATTGTTAGTCACAATTCCGTTACTAGCCCGTTGAATTGGAGCGGTTAGGCTAGTGCCATCAAAGGTTAAATTAGCCGATTGGTTTGGCGTGGTTGTGCCTTGACCAAAAGGAATATAGGTCGATGTGTAAGTAAATGGTACATCGGGTGCGGTATTGGTTACAGTAAAGTTTGGATAAGTGCCAGTAACCGAGATTCCTGTTCCTGCGGAGATAGCAACCGTTTGGTCAGGTGCGGTATTGGTAATCGTAAAGTTAGGGTATGTACCGCTAGTGCTAATACCTGTACCACCAGTTAGGCTAACCGTTTGGTCAGGAGCAGTATTCGTTACAGTTACCGCACCAGTAGCACCACTAACGCTAATGCCTGTGCTTGCTGTTAATGAATTAACCACATTAGTAAGGCTTGCACCTGAACCCACAAAACTGGTTGCAGTAATGGTTGTGCCAGTAATAGCTAAAGGCGTTGTGCCGCCAATAACCATGTTATTCATTGTTCCAGCCGTAGCTGGGTTAATTCGTACAGTTCCAGTACCAGTAGGGCTTAAATCAACTTGTGAATTAGCAGGGTTTAAGTTTATAGCTACATCAACGCTAACATTGTTGCCACCGCCACCACCCCATTGAAGCTGTGCCGTTCCGCTTGCGTTTCTTAATTGACCGCCAGCAGAGTTTTGGGCATCAAAATGTGGGCTAACGACTTTGGTGGATGCGGTTAATTCTGTAACGCCAGTTACCACGCCCGTATCACCTACAGTTACTACGCTGTTTTGCAGTAATTTGCCTGTGGTGGTGTCAAAACGGGCTATTGCATTGTCTGTGCTAGATGCAGGGCCAACAACATCACCACCTAACGATGGGCTTGTATTGGTAATAGTGAAATTAGGATAAGTGCCACTTGTGCTGATTCCTGTACCAGCGTTTAAAACAACGGTTTGGTCGGGGGCTGAGTTAGTAATTACACCTGTACCTGAAACATAACTAATGCCAGTTCCAGCACTTAATGAATTTCTAGCCTTAGCGGTCGTAAAGTATTCGTTTGTGCCTTCAGCAATATTGGTCGTGGTTAATACGACTGCGCCTGTCTGCCCGTTGACCGAGGTTACCGTTTCGGTGTTATCGACCTTCTGCCAAACAGTTCCGTTATATACCGCCCAATCGCCCACAAGCCAATCAGTAATCCCATCAAGGTTAGTATTACCAGCAACGCTGACAACATAGTAATAACCTTTAGTACCAGTAGAGGAAGTAAGAGTAGGGGTGTTAGTGCTTGCATTCCATGTTCCTTGATAGCTAAGTGCGCCTAGGACTGCGGCAGGAAGTTCAGAAACAGGTACTTTACCGCCAGCATCTAGGGTAGCAACACCGTTAGCCGATCCAGCATCCCTAGTCGATGCCGTGCCTAATCCCGTAATGTCTGTATTGGGAATGGTCGAAGAAGCTGTAAAGGCAGAAGTTCCTGCGCCCTTGACATAGCCTGTCAGGGTTGTTGCGCCTGTACCACCATTGGCTACGCCTAGCGTTCCTGTGACATTGGATGCAGGGATAGTCACCCCTGATATTGTTCCACCCGTAATGGCTACCGCATTGGCGTTTTGCTCTGCCATCGTGCCAAGCCCAGTAAGGGTATGGTCAGCATTCCAATCGGATGGCTGTACTAGGGTTGAATCCCCAGCGTCAGGTATTGCTGAAGTCTTACTATGCTTGACTGTTATAGGCATTATTGAACTCCAATAATCTTACCGTCTTGTCCTCTAACCACAGTCTTAGGCTGGCTAAGTTTGTCTAGCAATGTAGCCAACATCTGCGCTAATTGCTGGTTGCTCATCTGCATACTCTCGATTGCGGGTTGTAGTGGGTGGTTTTTCATATCGGAATATCCTAATTGGTCTTGCAAAATGTTAGCCATTTGTACATTGTCAGCGTAAGCCGCCTCGCCCGTGTCTAGTCCTGCCGTGATACGGGTGGTTTCTATCTTAGCCGCATTGTTGAGGTAGGCAAGTAACAGTTCCTTGTTATTGCTGGAATCCATCTTGGTCTGCTCCAAGTCCATCTCCATCTGCATCTGCTCACGGTTGCGCTGATCTTCAAGTTGGAACTTAAGCTGGTTCTCTTGGGCTTGGTACTCCTGTTTAGCCTTCTCCAGTTCAATCTGACCCTGAATCTTAGCTTGCTCAATCTGCTGTTGCATCTGCATTTTCTGTGCTTCTGCTTGCATCTTGGCTTGCTCGATCTGCATTTGCATTTCCATCTTCTGCTGTTCAGGGCTAGGTGGCTTGGGTTGTCCTTCTGCCATCTTCGCTTGCTCACGGAACTTGTCAGCGGTTTCGTCAATCATACCTTCTAAGCCTTTACCAGCCTTAAATGCGGTGACACCAAACTTCAGCATCTCGACCAACATAGGGGTAAGTTCGGGGGTAGCTTGTGCCGCTGGTACTGCTTGCGATAAGAACCCACTCATAGCGGATAGGAACTCTAGACGGTCAGCTTTTTCCTGCTGTTCGTCTTGGAATATCATCGAGTCGCTGGTCACCTCAACACGGAAGTTCTTAGCGGATTCGTTACGCAATAAGGCTAAAGCTTGTGGGATTAATTGCTGATCCTGTGGGCTTAGTTGCATTGCACCACTGATCTTGACAATGGTGTCATCGGTAAAGTGGTTGCAGATAATCTGCGCCTTGATGCTCAAGAGTTCAGTAGCAAAGTCTACGACAGCGTGTTGCATGGTCTTTAATCGACCTGCCGCATTGTTGGACTTAATAATCTGTGCGCCAAGGGTTTCATTGGGGTCTGTTTGTCCACGCTGAATATCAGCAATACCCATAATCTCGTAGATTTGACCCTTAACCTGATCCATTGCCTGATACGACATCTGCAAGGCACTTGCTATTGGGGCAATATCCACAAGGTTAATAGCCCCCATCATTCCACCCTTCTCACTGAAGGCGGCATAGTTCTTGACAGGAATCAGGGTATTGTTCTCACCCTCGGAGAACAGGCGGGCAAGGCTAGGTTCGGATGCGTCATATACACCCCGTACTTTCAGGGCGTTAATAAAGCCATCTATACGGTCAGCCAGCGTGTCTAACTGTTTGGCTTGGTCTTGGTATAGTACAAAGTCAGGAATCGGCTCTAGCTTGTCTGTAGTCAGTGTGGCGTACAGTGGTTTAGGGCAGGGCCAAAAGTTCTCAAGCTTTAACGGGTCAGGGCGTGTATCGAGTATCTTACCCATCGACTTCGATAGCCAAAGCACCTCGCCCGATGTCTTATCCCAAATTTCATAGATAACGGCCTCGGATGCGCCCTCACCCATCTTCTCGTTGAAAGTTTTAGAAGTTTCAGGTTTTGTGTCTAGGGGTATCTTGTTACCCAATTCCTCACCAAAACGCTCTACTAGGGCAGGGCGTTCCATGTAGACCTTACGCCATACAGCGGTTACTTCTTCCCATGTACGGGCAATCGTATGTCCAAAGTCACGCCAATAAACATAGTCAACGGGCGCACATTCGTATTCAATGCGTTCCTGATCCTCACGGTAGATACCGCCTTCGGTTTCGGCTTCGTCTGTATCCTCGGTTACCTGTAGTCCATCTTCGGGCATACCTTCAGCCATACCGCCAGCTTCACCAGCAATGTGCGGTTCGTAGCGTACCCATGATGTACCACGCCCACCAAGTAAGCGGTCTAAGACCGACTGACTCATAGCAGACTTGTAGTCACCGTAATGGGTAATCTCATAGTCCAATGCCCGTTCAAGCATCATCGATGCCACCCGTGCTACAGGATCGTTATCTCTGAACCTACGGCTTACATCGGGTCTTGGTAGACGGGCAAAGATAGCTGGGGTAATGGTCTGTACATTTGACCAAAGGATATTAAAACGGGCGTTAGGGTTATTCCTAGTACGGCTGTCATCACGATACCGCTTGATGATGCGGTCAGTTCTGCTTTCCCATTCCTTGTACGCTCTTTCGTACCCTGCTATGGTGTTATACCAATTTTCGTAGGTGTGATCCATGTTAATCCTTAGGTAAAGTTACCTACTGCTATGACTTCAGCACCAGCACCCGTAGTTACTTTCCAAGCACCATTTTTAGAAAAAGTGTTTACTTCAATGGAATAAACACCGATTGCAGTATTGGCGGCTACCAATGCATGAGATGTAGTGTTATCTAACAAGCTTACAGTAGAAGTAGCTGTAGCGGATACAGTAATAATTAAACGGTGTAAATAATCGCCAGTTGCGCCAGTTGCGCCTAATACTTGGGCTGTTTGTGAAGCGGCTACATGCTCGTAGGGTAATGCAAAGGTTGCGTTAGCGGCTGTCATATTAAATTCTCCTGTAAGTTGATTTAGGTGTTTGCTTCCACAATTCGTCTAGGGTTACTTCGTTTTCCCCGATAGATACGCCTTTAACCCTTGTATCTTTGAGGATAGGGCTATCTTCATCTTTCCAAACGATGCTGAGATAACGCATCGCATCGCTAGAGTGTGATGTCCAATCATGCTTCGGGCGATCTCTAAATACTTTCTTATCATCATCCCACTCCCTTTGGTATTGGCGCAAACATTCAATTAGTTCGTCACACTTATTATCGAACCAAGCACGGGTTAATGCAAGTCTTGTAGCTTGTATTCCATCCTGAAGTGATAGGTTTGGAACAATTTTTAGCTTATTTATGTCAATTTTTGTCGCAATTTGTTCGATTATGCTCTTGCCACCACTAGCCAAGGTTTTAGCCCTAGCGTCATGGGGCAGGTAGTGATAGCCGTACTTGTACCCGTACTCATCCTCTTTCTGCGCTAGTAGTCCAAGGTAGTACGGAATGGCTTGACCGTTAGACATATGGTGGTCTAGCACCCGTATCTCACCGTATACGACCTGAAACCAAATCACAGCCGTGGAATCATTAAAGCCCAAGTCCCATACGGTATGGCATGGGAACATGGGGTCATAGTCCACAGTAGTAATGCGCTCAAGGTCTGTGAGTCTACGCATCTCCTGACCATAGAATGCGCCCAGTATGGCGGCTTCAAAGCTACAAAGGAACTCTTGCTCGTACTGGTTGGCTGACATTGAAGCTTGAGCGTCAAGTAGTTCAGCTTCAGGCAATAGTCCTGATTGGTCTGCCCGTAGCATTTTTGAGTACCAATTTGAGTTGTTTTGGGCGTTTTTATAAATATCGTAAAAACTGTTGTGACCTTTAGGTGTACCAATAAACACCGCCCAAGTCTGATAACCATTTAAGCCATTACGGTCAGTTAGCAATGGTCGAATAATCTCACCCCAAACACGGGGCTTCATATCACTATATTCGTCAAGTACAATTCCGTCACAATAATTCCCACGAAGTGCGTCAGGAGCATCAGCCCCGAACAACCGTATCCGTGAGCCATTGTGTAGTTCTACCCATAATTCAGACTGATTTGCCTTGACCATAGCGGGTTCAGCAAAGCGACATAAATAGTCCCAAGCCACCGATTTAGCCTGTGAAAAAAAAGGGCAAATGTAAAAGTAACGACCATTGGGCTTGTTTTCCTTTATAGCCCGCTTAATCAGGTCATTAATGCTTGCTACGGTCTTTCCTGCCCTTCGGTGGCAGACTAGTACCGCCCAGCGTTGTGTGCGCTTGTGGAAGTCTTTAAACGCATCCCTGACCTTGTAATCAAACTCATGGATTACTTCAATCATCTTGCCATTTGTAGATGTGTACTACTGGCTTAGTTTCATCACCTGTGTGTTCTGTTCTAGCCAGCTTGGGTACATGGTACTCAGCTACCTGCATGAAGCAATCGAATGCGACTTTAGGGCCAAGCTTCTCGTTCATAGCGATCTCATCAAGCCATTCTTGAAGCTTGTGGCTATTACCATCCACGAACCGTGCAATCGCCTCTCTAGCGAGGGCTGTTGACTTATTAGGCACACCCTTAGGTCTACCGTTTCTATTTAAGTTTCCGTCAGTTTTCGATACTTTGTCGGACATACCTTACCCAAGTAGTTGATTAAGATAAGTTAATTGTATAGTTATTTGATGCGTTTAACAATCTGTGGTTCAAAACTAATAATGCCATTAGGAGTAATGATGCCTTCGTATCCTGCTTGGTTACTCATACGCTCTACTGCGTTAGTAGCGGCTACATCATCTACGATGCCTTGATATTGGTTGTAGTTACGGGATAGCTGTCTAAGTCTGTCAGGGTCAGCGGCCACATCGTATAGGTTTGTCATGTCTGCGCTGTATTGGTTTGGCCCAAGTCCTGCTTCCCGTGTATTAGGGTTGCTGTAAAAATAAGTTCTATTGCGTAGTGCGTCTGCCATTCTTAGGCGTTTATCCTCTGAACCTTTTATGCCTGTACCGTATTTTGTAGGGTCGGTACGGGTCAAATCGGTTAGATTGCTGAAATGGTATCCAGTTGCGGCCGTTGGGTTATTAGGCGTTATATACGGTCTTAGGTAATCAGGTACGCCACCTGCGTAGTTCACATCAATCATTTCAGGCGGCAATAAGAATGCTTTTTGTTCTGCGTATTGGGTTTGTGCGCCTAATTCAGCAAGTTTGGCATCTACATCTGAGGTGTCTTGACCAAGGCGTTTTAGTCTTTCCTGCTGTAGCTTAAGTGGAATCATCTGCGCTTGTAGGTCAGCATTAATGCCTGAGTAGTTTACAAAGCTGTTTTGACCCCTAGTTTCTGTAGCGGCCGCCATTTTAGCGAGTGGGCTGTATAGCTGGCTATGTGTGCCGTAGGCTAACTCCTCACCTTTAGGGCCAAAGCTTGCACCTGTAGGCCCGTGACCGTAATAGTCATGTACTGCACGGAATACTTGGTTCTCATTTAACCCTGTGTACGGGTCAATCTTGTTAAGTAGCTGATGTGGTTCACCACCGCCAAAGGTGTACAGGTGTTTATTAATTAAAGCATCCTCAAGCATTTGGGGCGAGTTTGCATAGTTTAGGTTACCTTGGTGGTAAGACAAATTCATGCCTTCATTAAGCATTCTGTCTAGCTGTTTAGCGTTTTCTTTACCTAATTGCTCATAACTTGCAGGGATAAGTTCTTGATAGTTAGTAGCCCCTGACTTGCGAACTACATCGGGGTATGCCCGTAGATATTGTGCAAAAAGCTGGCGTTCTAGGGCAGGATCAATTCCTTTGGCCATAGTTTCGTAGGTTTTACCAATAGGAAACTGCTTTTCTAATGATGAGGGCGGCATGGCCCGTACTGCACCTAAATTAAAGTCAGGGTTTAGTTGTCGTGCTAATTTAACCGATGGATTAATCTCAGGGTTAGCTAATATTTCTGCTAACGATGCGGTAGGATTTCGTCTGAGATTGGGAATTTCAAGGTTTCCTTGTACTCCTCTAAGGTCATCGGCTGTAAGCCGTGTTGGGTCAAGACTTGGTTGATATTTGCCAACCCGTCTAATATCTCCTGTGTCGAAAAATCCTTTTCCTGCATTTTTATCCTTTGACGCTTTTGGCGTTTTATTTACTGCCGCTAGGGGTAATAGTGATGCGGCAATACCAATCGGTTCTCCCGACTCGTACCCTTCACTGTACATTAAGTTAAGCGGATTTAACACCCCACCTTCATACGGGGTCTTTGGTGCAACCCCTACAGCACCAGCGGCAAAACCTGTTTCTTTAGGTAGTTTGTTTACGCCAAATAACTCAGTAAAGGCCTGTGGGTTTGTAATAAACCGTTGCGCTTCAGACGGTAGATTAATTAAATAATCAGCCCTTTGGCGCAAAAGGTCAGACAGCTTAGACATTTACAAAACTTCTTTATCCAAGTCTTTTAATTTGTTAGCGATCATAGCCCTGCGCTCTAAACGCAATCGTTGCTGTTTCTCTAGCGTGGATTCTTTATGGGGTTGTAGTAAGCTGTTTTCGGGCTTAATCTTTTCTTTTTTAAACATCACATATCCTTCATCTTAGAAGCAATCATCTCTCTGCGGGTAGGTTTAGCAGTCTTAGCAGATTCTTTAAAGTCTTTAGCGGATGGTGCGCCTTCGCTACCTACCTTACGCATCTTTTCGCCTGATCCAGCCTTGATGCGCTCACGCTTGGCGTGGATGTTTGCGTATAGTCCTTGTTTAGCCACAGTTCCATCTCCTCATGCTTGCTTTTGCTCGTTCAGCGTTTTTGCTCTTAGCGACTACACCACCCATACGGGCGCAAAATGATGCCTTCCTGCCCTTGTCTGCTTCTGTCTTAGGGTTAGGTGCTGGGGCTTTTAGGTTAGCGTTGTTCTTACGGTTATACGCCTCACGCCCTTTGGCGGTCATCCCTGCGCCCTGCTCTGTAGGCAAGTAGTTCTTATCCTTGCCCGTTGTTGTCTTAGGAATGGGTTTATCGTGCTTTTCTACTGCCGCACGAATGTCATCCCTACGACTCATGCCTTTTCCTCAATGTACTTAGCGTAGGCATCCTCAAGCTTTGCCTTACGACTACCCTTGGCGTTCTCACGCTCAACGCTGAGTGCAATGGCTACGGCTTGCTTCTTTGGCTTGCCAGCTTTCATCTCGGTCTTGATGTTCTTACCGACTGCTTCTGCGCTACCTGATTTATCGAGTGGCATAAATATCCTTAATCAAATTGTTTGCGATACATTAGCGATACACCGCCTTGACCCATCGGCTGACCCATAAACTGTGATTTATTGGGGTAATACCCTAAAGTCAAGCGTTGGTCGGGTGTTCCATAACTTAGGTCTACAGAATTAACCGTAGCTGGAATGTTAAAGCGATTATCCGCAAAACTTGTCCCTGTTGCGCCAACGCCCAAAGTGCTGTTATCTCCTACAGGAAAGTTATAACCTAACCTGCCCTGCATTAAAGTACCAGCTTTACCAATATCCATAGCCCGACCACCAACCTCTAAATTTCTTAGAATCTGCGCCAATTTATTGGCTTGCTGGTAATCAACTTTTTTGTCCATTATTTCAAGAACTTAAGTTTATAAGCAGTAGTGTTAATGAGGTCTGCGATCTCATCAATAATGTTCTGTAGTTCGCTGTCTTGGGGTAAGTCTTGGCGGGCTTCCTTGACAAAGTTCTGCAAGGATTCCATGTAGCGTACTGGGTCTTTAGGCTGGTGGTACACGCTTGGGAAGCTGGTGAACTTACCGTACTTACCCATGTAAGACTCGGCAAAGGTGTCTGTTAGTTCTACAATGCCATCGTAGTATTCAGCGAGTGCGCTGTGTTTAGAAAAACTGTCGGTAGACCAATGAAAAAAATGGGTATTGGTCGCAGAATGTAGTAGTGTCGCTACAAATAATGCACAGTTTTCCATACAAATCCTTATGTAATGGGTGTAGTTTCCTCTATTTTATCAATAACTACAAGACAACCGCCACCTTTTTTTATTGCGCCACGCTGAACAATTAGGGTGTCAATCTGTTCATCGTTATCAAATACACCAGCATCCGCTAGGGCATCCCAAAGGGCTTTGATTCGGTTATCGATGTCTTGCTTGCGTCTGTCTTTTGGGTACAGGGTGACCTGCATTTCTAGGCGGGCAGTGCCTAGCTTGGGAACTTTCCACTCCACTACATAATTACTAACTTTTTCTTTGAACTCTTTTCCTGCCTTGCTGATATAACGCCTGTGTCCATGACTCCCCCAGTAATGATTGACGGATGGGGGTAGGGGTAGGTTTAGAATCAACATTAAGAGAGTTTAACAAT